AGCAAGTACGACAAAGAATTCGTTGCGTGGTTGGATTTCGACAAGTCGAAGCCCTCAAGAAGATGTCGGGAATAACCTTGCGCTGTTGCGAGAACGAAGCCGCGACTTGTACATGTCCGGCGGCCTGGCCGCGTCGGCGATCAACAAAAACAAATCAAGTGTTCTTGGGCCGGGGCTCACGCTTAAATGCCAGCTCAATTACCGGGCTTTGGGGCTTACTCCGCAGCAGGCTAAAGAGTGGGAGGAAAAAACTGAATATGAGTTCGAACTATGGGCGTCATCAAAGATAGACCATACCGGATTGCATGATTTTTACGATTGCCAACGGGTGATGCTGACGGGATGGTTGCTTAATGGGGATTCGTTGGCTGTGGTGAAATATGCCGAGCGACCCGATGTCAAGAATCCCTATTTACTGCGTTTACACATGATTGAGGCTGACCGTCTTTGTACGCCGGATTCATTATCGTCAGCGCTAGCGGGCATCGATGGATCGTTATCAATGGAATATGTTGAATTGGATAACGGCCATCGCATTTATAACGGCGTTGAAACTGATTCAAGCGGTAAAGTGGTTGCATATTACATTTGCAACCAATATCCGCAGAGTTTGCTGCCGTCTCGGAGACCCGTTTCATGGCAACGAGTGGAGGCGATAAATTATATCACCGGATTGCCGAATGTGTTGTTTATTGTTCAACCGGAACGGGCCGAACAATACCGGGGAGTTCCTTATCTTGCACCGGTCATTGAAGAGTTGAAGCAAATGACACGTTATACAGAAGCAGAGATTACGGCGGCCATCATTAATTCGTTCTTTACAGCGTTTATCACATCGGAGGGGCCGACGAATGAGCTGCCGTTCGGTGACTCAATCGAAGAAAGTCAACAACTTCAACTGTCTCCAGAAGAACGACTTAATTCATACGAACTTGGTCCAGCTACAATTAATGTGCTCGGACCAGGCGAAAAAGTCACATTTGGCGAGCCAAAGCATCCCGTTTCTGGATTTGAGCAATTTATGAAGACTATGGCCCAACTGGTCGGTGCTGCATTGGATATGCCTTACGAAATGTTGTTGGGCGTGTTCAATAGTAGCTATTCAGCCAGCCGGGCAGCTCTTTTGCAAGCGTGGCGGCCGTTCCGTGATAGACGGGATTGGTTTGCGCATGAGTTCTGTCAACCTGTATACGAAACATGGTTATGGGAAGCCGTGGCAACCGGACGCATTCAAGCGCCCGGTTTTTTTACTGACCCCATGCGCCGGAAGTTGTGGAGTCAGGCCATTTGGATTGGTCCAAGTCCTGGTCAAATCGACCCTGTGAAAGAAGTACAAGCAGCCGCATTGCGCATCAAGTATCGTTTCTCTACACACGAACGCGAGGCAATGGAATTGACGGGCATGGACTACGACAACAACGTGGATGTACTGCGGCGTGAATACGAAGCCGCAAATGGGTTGCCCGATGTAAACATTACATTGCCTCAAGAAGGAGGTGAGAAAGACGATGCCCAAGAGGATTGATGTCAAAGGGGTAATCATCCCTAACGATTATCAATGGGTGTATGACTGGCTGGAATGGGAAGCTACCAGCCCCAAAAAAGTTGATGAAGCAATTCGAGAAGCCAATGGTGATGAACTAGAGGTCATCATCAATTCCGGAGGTGGTGATGTTTATGCAGGTTCAGAAATTTATACTTTGCTGAAAGAATACAAAGGCCAGGTTACGGTCAAAATCGTTGGGGTTGCGGCCAGCGCAGCTTCTGTCATTGCAATGGCCGGGAAACGGGTATTGATTAGTCCGACTGCCCAAATCATGATTCACAATGTTAAATCTGCCAGCATTGGAGATCATCGAGACCACGCACATGAATCGAGGGTATTAAGAGGATGGGACAAATCAATCGCCAATGCATACCGGCTTAAAACCGGTTTAAGTGAAGATGAACTTCTTAAGTTGATGGATCAAGAAAAATGGTTGACTGCTCAAGAGGCTTTGAAGTTTGGTTTCGTCGACGAGATTATGTTTGACGAGGAAGGAACATTGCAACTTGTTGCCTCGGCTCAAACAGCACAAATATTACCAAAGCAAGTTGTCGATAAAATCCGCAATGAACTATTGAAAAAGAAAGGGGAAGTGCAAATGGATGGATTGATGAACCAAACGGATCCGCAAGTGGCCCAACAACAAAAAGTCGATTCTGCGGCCGCAAGCACCTGCCAATATACCGCAAACACCGGCAAATGAGCCGCAAGCCGCTGCTGTGACGCAGACATTGGATCCGGCTGCGCAAGAACGTGAACGCCTACGGGCGATTGACGAGATTGCGGCAACATTGATCCGGAGTTGGTGAAGGAAGCGAAGTACGGTCCGAATCCAATGACTGCTGAACAGCTTGCGCTTAAAGCATTGCGGGAAGGCCGGATGAACAACATGGGATTGTTCCATGCTGCCATGAAAGCAAATGCGGCCGCCGGCACAAACGGCGTGCTTCCGAGCAACGTACCGCAGAACAACGAACAGGAATTTGACTTGTCCAACGCTGCCGACTTGAACAAGGTTTTGAACGCTCTCGACGTTGAAGCGGAAAAACAATGGGCGATCCGCTTGATGGGAGGTAGATAACGATGGTCGGATTCGAAAAAGAATTTGGTACCATTCAGCCGAACACGCTTTTCGCCGGTACGGAAATTCCTGCGCTGACGACGAAAGTCACGATTGCCAGCGGTCAAGGTAAGTTACCTGTGGGCGCTGTTCTTGGCGTCGAGGAAGCTACCGGTAAGTGCAAACTGGTTGATAAAAGCGCCAGCGATGGTAGTCAAGTGGCCAAATATGTGTTGGCTGAGGCGGTTGATGCGACCAATCAAGATGTGAACGCTGTTGCATACAAGACGGGGATTTTCAATTATGACGCGTTGGTTGTTGCAGAGGGAGACGACGTTGAAAATCACACGGAAGAATTGCGGGCGGTAGGAATCCACTACCGCAAAAATTATTGAGGGGGTATGAATGGTGAAAATCACGGCAAGCGAACTCAAAAAATTCTTCGGTAATATGGGTTTTGGTCAAAGGGGATTTGCTGCCCAAACTCAAACGACCGGTGGACAAATTGATATCTATCAGCCCCAAACGATGCTGCCGGCGTTCAACAAGCGGATGCCGGTAACGACGTTCCTGTTGCAAACCTTTTTCCCGAGCTTTGCGACGTTCGACACGAAAGACGTGCTGGTGGATTTCGTGAAGAACAAACAGAGGGTGGCGCCTTTCGTGGCCGAGGGGAGCAATCCGGTTAATATCAAGAAAGACGGATACCGTACGCAACGTTATGAGGCGCCGTATATCAACTTGGCCGATCCGTACGACGTATCATTGCTGCAATCCCGCCTGCCTGGCGAAGCGATTTTCAGCGGCCTATCTCCCGAGCAACGCCAGCTGTATTATCTTAACGAAAGCCGGCAGACGCTGGATGACATGATTACCCGCCGAGAAGAACTGATGGCTGCCGAATTGTTGCAAACCGGAAAAGTTACTATCACCGGATATGTAGATGATTCGGCCACGCAAGTTCGGACCGATGTTGTGGATTATGAGTTGACGAATATTGTAAATTGCACCGGTAGCGACCAATGGAATCAAGCCGGTTCTAAAAAGTATGAAGCACTTGAAGCTGCGGTAATCATGGTGCGTCAAGCCGGATATAACCCGACGGTGGCTATCTTTGGACAAGGCGCTTGGAACAACTTGCGGCGTGACGATGATTTCATGTCAAAATACATGGATATTCGTCGTGTGGTTTTTGGAGAAATCAATCCGCAGTTGAACCTTAATAACGGTAATGGATATATGTACATTGGTCGTCTGACGGAGCTGGGACTGGATCTTTATGTTTATATGGCTTGGTACTGGGATGATGAAACGCAACAACTCAAGCCGTACATTGACGATGACAAAGTGATTGTAGGCACACCTGGTCTTGGTGAGTTTTTGTACGGTGCGAACACCATCATCCCCGAGAACTCGGACAACTTCACCACTATCCGCGGCCGGCGGGTTACGAAAATTACGGTGAACCGAGATAATGACACCAAGAAACTCATCATGAAATCCCGGCCTCTGCCGAAGCCGTTTGATGTAGATGCTTGGGCCGTAATTAATACAGTGGCTGGTGGTGCCTAATGCTGTATAAAGTGGTAAAAGGCGCCGTCATGTATGACGGCAAGTTACATCGGAAAGACGTAACATTAGAAGCGGACCCTCTGCACATGAAAAAACTTGTTGCAGAGGGTTTTGTTGTACCCGTTGAAGCTGATGAGTTGCCGGGAATTGCTGTTCCGATCGAATCAGATCCAATTGAATCCGATGACCAAGAAACTGTTGAGCTACCAACGCCGGAAGAGTTTGCGGCAATGAAAGCCGATCAGCAAAAGAAACTCCTTGAAGAAGTAGGTATTGAACCGGCATCCAATGCGGAGGGGCGGATGGCTCAGTTCATGCAACTGTATGAATCCGCGGATGAAGAATGAACTTCAAAGAGCAGCTTGAGAAGGATTTGAATGCCTTCATAAACATTGATGAATTTGCCGAACAGCATGAGTTGGATGGGAAGTTGCTTCCGGTTGTAGTGGACGGGGATGATTTCAAAGAGTTTTCTGGAACTCTGGAAATGGAAAATGCGATGCGCGGCATTTTCCAAACCACTCTAACCGTCTATGTGAAGTCGTCCGACTTTGAAAAGCCGGATGTTGGTTCACGCCTTACGCTGGATGACAAATCCTATTTTGTCACCAGTGTTTCCGAATCGGCCGGTGTGTTAAAGATTGTTTTATCAGCCTACGAAAGCTAGGTGAAAACATGATTGAACTTTCGGTTCCCCAACTTGAAAAACTTCAGGAAAAATTAAAGGACTTTCCGGATAAAATCCCCGTTGTGACCGCACGGTCGATTAACCGGGCGGCCGAGGCGGCCAGAACTGAGGGCTCTAGGTTTATCAGGGAAACTTACCACGTCAAGCACTCTTCAGTGCTGAGGAAGATCAAGATCAAAAAGGCTTATCCGGCTGACTTG